GAATGGATTACCAAAGACCCGTTCATCGGCATCAAGTTTCATGAGAAAGAGGTTATCCGTGAGTTCTTGACAATGGACGAACTGCTCACTATCTATCACAAGGAGTTTCCGTTAGAGCGTATCACTATTGTCCGTGATGTCTTCATCTTTGCAGCGTTCACGGGGTTAGCTTTTATAGACGTGCAACAACTGTCACCGGAACATATCGTAGAAGACTCCAATGGCAACCTATGGATTCGCAAGCCTCGTCAAAAGACGAAGAACATGTGCAACATTCCTTTACTTGATATTCCATTGGAGATTCTCCGTAAATATGCGGAACATCCAGCTTGCCAAAAGAAAAACAAACTGCTGCCAGTCCCCTGCAATCAGAAGATGAACAGCTATCTGAAAGAAATTGCAGACTTATGTCTGATAAACAAGACCTTGACCACACATGTAGCCCGGCACTCGTATGCGACCTCTGTATGTCTCGCCAACGGTGTGAGCATAGAAAATGTGGCAAAAATGCTCGGCCATTCCAATATAAAAATGACGCAGCACTATGCACGTGTGTTGGATTCCTCCATTTTGCGCGATATGAATAATGTAAAGAACATAATGTCTAAAGTTATGCGATAGATATGGATAGAGGAATAATAACAATCAGTGAAACGGGTGCGGTCACGATGCCGACCGTATCCGTATGGATGACGCAACAAGAGATAGCCGACCTGTTCGGGGTGTTCTCATGCGATGTCCGTAAGGCGATTCATACCATTTACAAGCACAAGGAACTGAACGAACTTGACACGATGAAGTATCTCAAGCAAGCGGATGGAATCAGTTATGACGTTTACAGCCTTGAAATGATTATAGCCGTTGCGTTCAGGATATGCAGTAAAGAGGGTGTCTTGTTCAGACGGTTTATAATAAATGAAATTAGCACCATTAAGAAAGCTACACCGATTACACTATTTGTTGCCAGCGTCAGAGGTAATAACCGATGGTATAGTTGAGGTTCATCCCGTCAGCCACTCGTTCCCGATGCACGGATGCAAAGGTAGCGTATGGCTTAATGGCAGCGGCAAGGTCGGGCGGCAGAGCCGTTTCGGGCAGAATCTTCCTCCTGCGGAGCGTATTCAGCCCGAAAACCTTGTCACTGCTTGCCATACGCTTGAAGAGCATCCGGCAACGGAAACAAGCGACTGGCGGGAAATCAGAAGAAAGAAGAGAGGAACGACTTACAGACGAAGCGGAATTTTGATGCTCCGTCCGTAAGCCGTTCCTTTCTCTTTTTGCCGAAAGTCCGTTGCTCCGCAACCATAGAGCAGACGGCAAACTGCGCTCCTTCAAGAAAATCAGGTTGCCGTCTGTCGGTAAGCAGAGCGATAGCCGTCAGCAAGCATCCTTTCGATGTCGGATTCACGGTAGAGGATTTTGCCACCCAACTGGATATAGGCGATACGCCCCTCGTTGCGATAATCTTGAAGTGTCCGGCGGCTCATCTTCAACCGTGCCGACACCTCCTTGTCAGTAAAGAAACGTTCACCGTTCAGTGTCGGGCGGTAATTGGCGGTCAGATGTTCGAAGCTGTCCAAAAGACGGTCGAGACCGCCCATGAAGTGGATTATCCACTCGTTGTCCTTGTTAATCAGTTCATTCATGTTACTTTGGATTTAGTGGGTATTGTTAGTTTACTTCGTTCATTTCATCAAGTTTATATAGTTCTTCCTTTGAACTTTGCTTCTTTGCGCCTGTCCTCCACAACGGAAACAATGCGCTGTACATCATCGGGACGGTAGTAGGTCTTGTGGCTTATCTGCGAGTAAGCCAGCGTCCCGTTGTCCCGAAGCGTCTGCAACGTGCGTGGGCTGATGTTGAGCATCCGGCAAACGTCCTGATTGTCCATCCATTCGCACATCTTCTTCTCTCCGTGCCGCTGACAGATGGCATCCATGCGACTGACGAAACGGTCGAACTTGGCGACCATCGCCTCAAAGGTCTTTCTTTCAATTGATACGATTTCCATATACATACTTTTTATTGTTACTGTTTCTTTTGCCGCAAAGGAATACATAATCTGTTATCCGGCAATGGATTTCCCGGAAGTGGAAGCATGTGGCACAGGTTGGTAGAGGTTGGCACAGATTGGGGCTATATTCTTAATTCCGGAAATCAGCAATGTGGCAAGAGAAAAAACAAGGGCTTAATTCAAACCTGACTGTAATCGCACCTTTGTTCTTCCGGCTATTCAGATCCGGCAAATCTGTGAAGTCCTCACCAATATCTCTATCACCATAAAGCAAAGTCTCACAATATTGCCTAACCGAATCCAAGTTGTTGACTGACTGTACTAAAACGTCTTACTTTGCTTGCAACAATCGGTCGAGGTACTGACCAAGACCACAGTAATAACTTAATCAACCTGTTTTATGACAATGAAAAGAGAACCAAGTATCAGTGAGCAGCAGGCTCGTGAAATCGTGGAAAGAATGGGACGCAGGGAATCCCGCAGTGAGAAGTCTATGGACGACTTCTACCGGAACATCGGTCTGGAGCCGGAACATCTGGCACAACCCGTCAAGACCATCACGAAAAAAGCGGAAACAGCTACGGTGGATGAACCGTCAGGCAGAACGCCCGAAGAAGTGGCAGTGCCACAGAAGCGTGTCAGCAGCAAACAACGCAGGCTGTCGCTGGACGAGTACCGTACCGCTTACCTGCAAGTTCCCAAGATAACCGACCGCAAGCCTGTGTTCGTCAGCGGTGAGGTGCGTGACCGGCTGGACGGGATTGTCCGCCGTCTCGGCGGGCGTGGCATGAGTGCTTCGGGACTTATCGAGAACCTCGCCCGCCTGCACCTTGAAACCTACCGGGAGGACATCGAGCAGTGGCGCAAACTCTGAGCGAATTACGGTAGAACCAATCAAGTCGGTGGATATACTCCATCGGCTTGACCGATATTCCAAATGAGTTATTATACTCACAAACCAATCCGACAGGCGGAGGATTCTTGTGTCCTCAAAAGAGTTTTGCTTAATTGTATACTCTGATATTAAGGCATTTACATCAATTCAACATTCTAACGGGTTACGATATGCCAACTTGCAGGCTTCATCGTATTTCTCAAATTTGCTTTTTCAAATAACGCTATTGTTTGGTACAAAGGTACAACTTTTCCTATATATAGACATCAATTACCAAATAAAATTGTGTATCTTTGCCGTCGAAAGACAAATACGAGTATGAATAGGATAAAAGAGGTTTTGGAAGTACGAGGTATCAGCCAAACAAAATTGGCAGATAGGCTCGGTAAAAGTTTCAATATGGTAAATCTATATGCGACTAATAAGATTCAACCCCCTATTCCTGTTTTATATCAAATTGCAGACATCTTAAATGTGGATGTCAGGGAGTTGTTGTTACCTAACAAATAGCCAAATCGCAAAGATATTATGATTCGGACAGAAGACGAAATAAGAGATAGCGCAAAGAAAATACTTGGTTTTGACGAAAAAGAGCCTAATATCAAACAAGGTACAGGTCAAATTACAACCTTTAACCAATTAGGTTTTAAGGGAATTTCTGACAAACCCGATGGATGGTATTTACCATCAGATACACAGGACGTTGCACTTATTCTTGAAGCAAAGTCAGAAAAGGAGAATATCTTTTCTGAAAAGCATTACGCCGAGTTGGTAAAAAATGTAGAAATAACATCTCAGCAATATAAACGTATTGTTGGAATACTATATAATGGTACTGATATTCGAGTAATTAAATACACGAAAGATAATAAGAACTGCGAAGAAATAAGCGATGTTGCGACGACACTTCAAAACAAACGTTACTATATTGCTCTTTTTAGGGAAAACAAAATCAACAAGCAACAAATTTATTCCCTAACAAAAAAGATAAACGATTGTTTGCATATTCAATTTGGCATTAAAAACCTATACCACAGGATGATTATTACTGCTTGCGCTTTGGTAGCAAAGAGGTATGGGGCTATGTTGGAAAAAGGAATGGAATATAGTCTTATGACTTCCTCTATTCTTAATACATTATCAAAATCTCTCGAAAAAGACAGAAAACAAAATCTGAAATTAGACCTTCTTGTTGAAGTCTATTCTGAAATAAAGATGAATATGACTAATAATCAAGATGCTATTGATAATTTTATTTCTTGGGTTTCTGAGATTTCAGATTGCGTAAACTCTGATTATTGGAATGGTGAAGATGTGATGGGAATATTCTTTAACGAGTTCAACCGATACAAAAAGAAATCAGAAAGTGGACAAGTCTTCACTCCTGACCATATCACATCTTTTATGTATAGGCTCATAGATGTAAATCAACATGACCGTGTTCTTGATGCTACATGCGGCTCGGGAGCATTTCTTGTAAAAGCCATGTGTAATATGGTGAAAGAAGCTGGAGGTGTAAATACATCTGAAGCAGCATTAATCAAGTCTAGTCAATTGTTTGGTATTGAATTTGACAGAGAAATTTTTGCTCTTGCTTGCGCTAACATGCTTATTCACAAAGATGGAAAAACAAATCTCGAACAGCTTGACACTCGTACAGATGAGGCTTGTGAATGGATTAAAGATAAGAAAATAACAAAAGTCTTGATGAATCCACCTTATGAACGAAAGTATGGTTGTTTGAAGATAGTTGACAACGTTTTAAAGTCTGTGCCTATTGGAACAAAGTGTGCATTCATCTTGCCCGATAAAAAATTGGAAAAGGATTACATTGACAAGAAATATGGCAACAAACTACTAAAAAACAATACATTGACGACTATAATAAAGTTGCCCGAAAATTTATTTTTTGGTGTCGGAGTAACTACTTCAATATTTGTTTTTGAAGCAGGAAAGCCACAGAATATGCGCAATATTATTGGCTATTATATAGAAGAGGACGGCTTGGAAACAGTAAAAAATCAAGGACGGCAAGATATAAAGGAACGTTGGCAAGAAAAAGAGGATTATTGGATTGGTGCAATCAGAGACGGAGAAGATTCAATATACGGCACTCGACAAATAATCAATCCATTAGAACATATTTCATATCAAATGCCTACTGCTCCTTTTGAAATATTTGAAGAGGATTTTGTTAAAACAATGATGGATTACGAAATGTTTCAAAGGGGTATAGATGTGAAAGATTTCAATGAAAAAGTTATGAAATCCGTGCTGTATAGTAGTACTATAAATGAAAATAGCGATACTGTAATAATCGAATTTTCCAAGTAAACAAAATTATGAAACGAATAGACATACAAGATTGGAAACCCTTTATGCTGGGAAGTCTGTTTGATATTGTCAAAGGAAGCAGATTGACAAAAAAAGACATGAAAGAAGGTGATATTCGTTACGTTGGAGCAACTGCATTTAACAACGGAATAACTAATCATATCGGCAATAGTGAAGAAACTCACCCTGCAGGGACATTAACCGTATGCTACAATGGTTCAATCGGTCAAACTTATTATCAAGATAAGAAATTTTGGGCTACAGATGATGTAAATGTTTTGTATCCAAAATTTTCAATGAACAAATATATAGCGCTATTTATAGCACCATTAGTAAGGTCTGTTGGAAAGAATTATGCATATACAGACAAATGGAAAATAGAAGATATGAAAAGTAGTGTCATCTATTTGCCTGTTACAAAAAATGGTCTACCGAATTGGGAGTATATTGAGCGATATATGAAGTCCATTGAGAAAAAAACGCAATTATCACTGAATATGTTAACAAAAGTTATAGGGGGGGGGTAAAAACAAACGTATAGAAAAAAGTACTTGGAAGGAATTTGTTATTGGTGACTATTTTAACGCGAAGAATACGGGAAATATTCTAAATAGGAATATAAATGACGGCTCTGGAACAACGCCTTTCGTCACTGCAAGTAGTGTCAATAATGGTGTTGTTGCTTATATTGACGCGACAAATTATAATCTAATTAAAGGTAATTGTATTCTTATAGGTGGCAAAACTTTCACACTAACCTATCAAAAGAGTGATTTTGTTTCGAATGACAGTCATAATATTGTTCTTTATTGTAACGACAATGGAAATGAACAAATTCTGCTATTCATTATTACAGTATTAAGATGCTCACTGAAAAGTAAATATCATTGGGGTGATGCAGTAACAAAAGAAAAACTTCTTGCCCAAACTATTACTTTACCTGCTGATAAAAAGGGAGAACCTGACTGGTATTATATGCAAAACTATATACTTTCTATTCAAGAACGAACATCTCATTCTCCTATTTTAATTTGATTATGAGCACATTTTATATCAAAATAATGCGGAATTGTTCTCAATTTTAGAGAATTATATTCCGCATCCATAAATAGGGTAAGTCAAATTCTATTTTACAACCTCATTCCCCGTTTGCGTTTCTTCTTCCTGCGAAGCATATCCGCCATCTCCTGATTGGCTTCCGCATCGGTGGCGTTGTAACCACTGCCGTTAAGCAATCCCAACGAGCCGTTGAAAATCTCATTGTGTTCCGAGTAGGATGGAGCACTTGGTGTGACTGTTTCACGTGATGGAGTTGTCATACCCTTCCGTTCTTCCTGCCTGTTGCGTTGCAAGGCTGCATCTATCTTGGAGTAACTGAAACGCCTGTCCACTTTGGAACCGTTGAAATGATAACCGTTCTTGACGAATATAACACCCTGCACCTCATCTGTCCGCCCCTTGTATTTGAAGCGCACTTCCACCCCCTGACGTTGCAGATTGGCGACAAGCACGTTCCAGTTACCACACCTGCCGACTTCCTTTTTCAGAATGTCATATAATTCGTACTTCGTCTTATCCGGCTCTTTTAGTCGGTTGCGCTTGACATTATCCTTTCCATCCGCCATGTGCAGACCGTATTTCAAGGTAAGTTCCTTACAGATATGGGTGCTGCGTAACTGCTCGTTCCTGTCAGAAATGGTGGCGCCGTTGTTGTCTATGCGGTTGAAGGCGATATGCACGTGCGGATGCTCCTTGTCAAAGTGGCGGGCGATGAAGAACTGCGTGTCCCGTATGTCCATCTTCTTCATGTATTCGAGTGCGATGCCTGCCATAACTCGGTTGGTCAGGCGTGGCTCGTCCTCCTTGGAAAAACTCAACGCTATATGTCCGACAGGCTTCGTCACTTTACCGTTCATCCGTGACTGTGCATTGAAACTCATGGCGATGGTTTCCTTGTTTTCCATGAACAAGCCGTCGTATGCCACCACCTGCGTACCCTTATCCTTGTCAAGGATGTAGTCCACCACACCCTTGAAGTCGCCTCCCTTTACGATTTTCGCCATCATATCCCTATCATGTTTATCAGTTCGTGAATTCTTGCTACCGCAACTTTACAATCCCAACGGGCTTCTGAAAAGCCACTGGCATTTGCCTTATGCGCAAGCTGGTTGAGGTTGTTCGCCATGCCACAGAGCTGACGAACATAATCGGACTGTTCTTTTGACAGCCGTTCCTGCACATATCCGTTTCGGAAGCATTCCCTCATGTACTCACTCGGTGATACACCTGCCTCGTATGCTTTTGTCAGCAGACGGTAGTAGTCGGCTGTCGCCATCTTTACCGCTATACGGTATTTCAGTTTTTCGGTCGCTTCCTTTTTGGGGCGACCGCCCTTGTTACGTTCCTTGTGTTCCATATTTCAATGTTGTTACTGTTTATACTGAATAGACCAACGGGATGCCGCTCCTACAATTTCGGGGAGTGGGTTGCAAGTGGTTTCGGTATACCCGAAACACAAACTTGCTACCTCCCCGATTCCATCGGATGAATTTCGAGCATCTTCCGTTTTTTCCATCCTTTGGCTCATAACCCCAAGCCTTTTTTCTTGGGTTTAACGATGGCTCGTGGCGGTGGATTGACGGTTAAATTCTGTTGCTTACCACACAAGTAGTCGTTCAGGTCTTTGTGTCCGTTATAGTTGTGGGAGAAGTCCCTGATACGTCCTGAAAACTCTGCCGCCAGTTCCCAATACGCTTTCCGTCCTGCCTCGTCATTGTCAAGCAGACAGTGTATGCGCTCATATCCGTGCAACACATCTATAGCTTTGGATACATTGGAAACGGAATTGAGAATAACGTAATCCTGCCCGTCAAGGTTGGGCATGGTCGGGCAGTTCTTCATCCGCAAGGTGAGGAATGAAAAATAGTCCATCATCCCCTCAAACACGAGACATTTCTCTCTCGGCTCTCCCGACTGTCGGATATAGCTGATGTCCTTCGGGGCGATGCACCCCTTGAAGAAACGGTTGCGCACTTCATAGCCTCCAGCCACATTCGAGAACCCGATGGCGAAATAAGGCTTGCCGTTGTGGACGAAGTGCAGTTCCTTACATTCCGCTTGCGCCAATGCGGTGTTTATTCCACGCTCCCGCAAGTAGCGGAGCAATGCAGGGTGCGTGAGTTCTCTTACCTCCAAATGTTGGAAACTCGGTTCGGATGCCTGCTGGCGAAAAGAGAAAGACACGGGACGGACGTGCGGCGCTTGCTCCGCTATCTTGTTAAGCAGGTAAGGCACATAGTCCGAACCGTAGAGTTCCTGCGCTAATGCGATGATATTACCGCCCTTGCCTGTTCCGAAGTCGTACCATTGGTTGAGTTCGGTGTTCACCTTGAACGATGCTTCCGCTTCCTCCCTGAACGGTGATTTGTACCAAAGGCTTTTGCCCTGCTGCTTGACGGGGCTGTAGCCTAAACTTTGCAGATAGTCTGCCAGTCTGATTGTTTTTGCTTCTTGGATGTTCATAATGTATATTTCTACGGATTTGATGATGGTTGATAAAGCGATGATTTGATGAATGGGATAATATTCTTGTTGTATATCAACACGATAGACCCTCATCACGCTTTCATCAAAACATTCACCGAAAGAGAAAGGATATTGATGGTTTCTTTCTCTTTTCATCAGTAAAATGTCTTTGATGAAAAGTTGATGAGAAAATAACAGACTGTATTCCAATGATTTTATATACTTATTCATCATTTCATCAAAATAATCATAGTGTTTCTAAAAACGCTCTTGTCACGGTGTAATACCTTCCTGTCCTGCGAAGTGGAGAGTAACGGCATTCCCGGTTGTAGTCCACTTGGTAGGTGGTATATGTGAGGGTGTTGTGGGCAGGTGTCAGTTTCCAACACTCCTGCAATACCTTCCTCACTTGGTACTTCTCCGCCTTGACATAAGTGTTTGCCAACAACGAGAGAATGTCGTTGCAGCAAAAAGAGAAAGTGTCGATACCCGTACTTGCCATGATGTCAAGTATAAGTTCACACATCTCTATCTCCAATCTGTTGCGGTTGCTGCGGATTATCTTCTGCAAGGCTTCGGTATGCAGCAATGACGGGGCAAACCACATACGGCTCTCTTTCTCGGTGGATAGCTGTCTGTGCTGCAAATGGTAGAGGAAGGCAGGGATTTCCGCTTTCAGTTTTTGCAGGAAGTCGGTATCGTCCGACTGCAAGCGGTCTATCTTGCGCACCCAATAACGTGTTTCCCCTGCATCTATGATGACAGGCAGATACTCGTTGTTGGAACACAGCACGAACTTGGCGAAGAACGCTATCTCGTCACGGTCTTTGCCTTTGGCTTCCACCTTGTAGGATAATGTGGTACTCAGGTTTTTCAACCGTTCGCTGTCTTCTCTGCGACTAAGCAACACTTCATCCACCACGATAAGCAGCTTGCCAGCCCAATCGGAATTGAACTGGCTGCGGAAGTCCTCGTTGGTGTTAAATGTGACATTGTTCTGAAACAAGGCTTTCAGAAAGTTCAGGAACGTGCTTTTGCCTGTATTGCGTTCTTCCGATACCAACAATAGGATAGGTAACTTTTGAATAGGTTGCAGGTATAGCAGTTGCAGGTAGTCCATTCCCAACTCGTATTGCTCCCCGAAGATGTGCTCCACCAACGAATGGATAGAGGGAAAATCACCCTCCATCGGCTTGTGGTCTATAGGTTCATAGAGGTTCAGGAACTTGTCCACTATCGGACGGTAATTCACATGGTCGGGAACCGTGCAGAAGCCGTCATACTTGGGGACGGTGGCGAGAAAGTGCTTGCCGTAGTCCTGCCGCAGGGTCTCGTTGTTCCACACGATGCGTTTCTTCACATAGCCACCGTTCAGTCGGGGCTGGTTCACTAACTTGTAGAGGGTCGTACCCACTCGGATAAACTCCTCCTTGCAGATGTCTGATTTACTCATTATTCATACGCTTAAATGGTTGATAAATAGTCGTGTGCAAAGTTAGAGTGAGCCGCTTGAAACCTTGATACGCAAATCACGGCAGAATGGCGCAAAAAACACACGGAATGAAAAACTTGCAGCCTGTTAGGGAGTATAACAATAAAAAATCCCGAAGAAACAACCGTTATAGAGAGGTGCTTCTTCGGGATTGCCACATTCCTGTGAATGAATGACAATACGCCTACCCAATTATGTATATGGATACATTGTCGGCAATGGGAATACGCATTGGTTTCATTACTTCATGTCGTCATATCTATATATTTTATGCCTGATACTTAGACATTTCCATTCTATTACCCAGCGAAAAGAAGATACTTGTTTTCTCTTTTCGCAAGTACATTCTTTCAAGTATGGCATTGCGTACCCGTTCCACTCCGTATGAGTTAATGCGGAAAGCAAGAGCGACAACCATTTCAAGGCTGTAAACATCCATACTGATTTTGTCCGACAGGTGGATATACCTCTGTACCTCATACTCTTTCAGTATTCTGTTTTTATAGACTGATTTGATTGCAGCACGGACGGTTGGAGCGATAACACCGAACAGGCTGACAAGTTCAGCTTCGCTCATCCATATATCGGTAATGTTTTCAGGCATACTGACATTGCCCGTTCTGCTTATTGTTATGATGTTTCTTTTCATCCCTTATGGTATTTGGTGATTAAACAAGTTTCATTTTATCTCCAATTTTACTTTCCAACACAGAAAAATCCTTGTCTAATTTTTCAGTTGTTATCTTGGCGTAATGCTGCGTGGTGGTAATCTTTGTATGCCCCAACACCTTGCTGACGCTCTCTATCGGCATACCGTTTGAGATAGCCATTACCGCATACGAATGGCGGCTCATGTGGAAAGTCAAGTTCTTGGTTATCCCACACTCCGCCGCTATCTTTTTCAGCAGGATATTCGTCCATCCGTTCCTATAGACATGGAACAGGCGTTTTCCCCTGCGGAACGGCTCGTAGCGGTTGATGATTTTGCAGGCACTCTCCATCAACTTCACGTGGAAAGGTATTTTCGTCTTCTGCCGCACCGATGAAACCCACAGGTTGCCGTTTATCGTGACAAGGTTGTCGGTGGTGAGGTTCTTGATGTCGCTGAAAGATATTCCCGTCAGGCATCCGAAAACGAACAGATCACGTACAACTGTCATTGCCGGGTCATCGAAACGGTGCGACATGAGCGTCCGCACCTCTTCTTCCGTGAGGAACTCCCGCTCCTTCTTACCGCCGCTGATACAGCAGTCGGCGAAAGGGTCTCTCGGTATCAGCCCGTTCTTGTGCGCATGGGTCACGATGGACTTCAATGTCTCGCAATAAAGCTTGACGGTGGATTGCTGCACGCCCACCTCGTTACGGAGGTAGATGCAATACTGGTTCATGAAGTCTTCCGTCAGCTCGTTCATGCCGAAGTCGTTCCGCTTGTAGTAATACTTGATGAAGTTTGCCACATGGGTACGGGCTATCGTGTGTTTGTAGTATGTTTTCTTTGTCCTGTCCTTGCCCACACGCTTGGCAAAATCCGCATTGTGTTTATCGAAGGCACGGAGCAGGGTTTCGTACTCCGTGCCGATGCCCTGATAGGCGTTGCGCACCATTTCCGCCGTCACATACGCTTCCTTGTCCAATATGCGTTGGTAGTGCTTGATGATTTGCGCCTTGATGTTATCGAGGGCGAAGTTGATGTCACGGGCTTCCTTGCTTTTCCCCTTCACTTTGTTCGCCTTGGTGTCCCATTGCTCCATAGCAATGGAATACTTGCAACTGAACTGCGCTTGTGTTCCGTTGATTGTCACTCGCCCCATGATGGGAACAATACCGTTTTTCTCCTTGCTTCTGTTCACGAAGAACAGAATTTTGAATGTTGCTCTCATACCAGTTGTTTTTGGTTGCAAAATTAGTTTCACACGCGCTAAATGGCTGTAAGCAAACCTCCGCAGAACGGCGCAAAATCAGTGTCGGGCTGTTAAAAATGCAGGTTTCCGGGGTTACGATTAGGAAACCGTTCTCTTTCTGCAATCCACATTTTTTTGCTTTTTCCCTATTCTGCAAAGTTGTGAGAAATACCGAATAAATCACTATCATACAGATGGTTGTCTTTTAATGGCTGCAAGTGGCGTAAATCGGAGTTCTTGTGTCCTCAAAGACACAGCAAGGTATGTTTTGGGCTGCTCAAAATACTTCGAGCAGCTCAAAACGCCTTGTCCTTACAGGAAACTGGATTTCCTCCGAAGTCGGAAATCCTTTCAAATCAGCGATGCCATTTTTACTCTTTTGAATGGTCTGAATTATTCTTTATCCACTCTTTTGCTAATTCTGTGAGTCTGTATTTTTGCTTCGGATGATTGGGCTGTTCAGGATACATTGGCTCAATTGCACCATCTTCCAACGCAGGAAGAAAATAATTTTTCCGGAATGATGTACGATGTTTGAATCCCATATTGGACATAATTTCATTCATCGCCATATAGTCGTCACTCATTGAAAGAATCATTTCTTGAACTTGAGCAGTAATTGGTCGGTAGTTGAGCGGTACTTGGTCGGTAGTTGAGCGGTACTTGTCCTCTTTAGTTGCTTTTTTATCCTCCTTGTCTATCTTTGTTGTATCGGATGCGAAATAAGGTCGCTTGAACGTGATAGTAACAAAACCTCCATCAGAACGCCATGTGGGTGCTTCCACTCCTTGTGCATCACAAGCATCCATGATACGCTTTGCTCCACTACCCCAGTTTTCTAAGTAAGTCATTCGATAAAGAGCTTCCGCCACTTTCAGGTTGTGCGGATATGATTCGTGAGGCTCCTTGATATTCTCTGGAGTAATTTGGGGTGGAAATGTGCCAGGGCTTGCAATCTCGATGCGGTCATCATAGACGGCAAGACTAATAGTAAGATTATGCCGTTCCCAATGACGATGACAGAGAGCATTGATAAGAGCCTCGCGCAACGCATGATAAGGCACTTCAAGATGTTCCTCCCGTTCCAAACTATAATTGGTGATTCTACCACTGAGAGAAAGATGCTTGAAACAGAACGCAACTCCGGCATCTAAAAGTTGGAAGAAATTACCTTCAGCACGTTGATTATCACGGAACATATTTTTATTCGTACCTACAAACCGCGCCATTCTTAACGTGAACTGTGGATATTCGTCTATGTTACTAGAAAAGAGCAAGACCGCCCCATTTGTCGGCACACCATTCTTAAGCAACTTCCATTTTGATAAAATATCTCCTGTCGGCTCATACAATGCAGATTCCGGAATGCGCCCGCCATCAATACCTCGACGGATGCAATTACGGATTAAATTCTCGTTAAGGTCTGCCAAAGTCACACCATCAGCAGCCAACCTTTCCCACGCATACAACTGAGGTTGATGCGCACGGATACGCTCGTCATACATATCTTGTGGCATCACTTTCGTGGTGCTCTCAACTTTGTAATAGGGGCAACCGTGGAATGTATGCGGACGCTCGCCCCATACCCAACCATCAAAGTGCATGGCTATAACTTTGTTTCTCGGATATTCTGGTACATCAACATACGCTACTCGCACATCTACAGCAGGTTCCAACCCAGCCAAAGCCTGAGCTATTTCCTGCTGCGTCTTATCTGTTACCTCCTGTCCAATTATCTTTAACGACTTGGGAGCAACACCAAAAATCAACCAACCACCTTCTGTATTAAGGAATGCACACGCTGAGTGCATTCCATCTTTCAGTTCGCCGGTAGTCTTCTTCAACTCCAAAGTCCGCGACTCATCGAAAGCTATCAGTTTCTTTATATCGTCAATTTCCATTGCACTTACTTTTTTATTTTGAAACTTGTGGTAATGGCTCACAAAACATTTTGTTAACAACTCTATCACGCATTAACTTCATGTCCGTAAAATTACGACATATATTTTGTGCGATTTCCAGATAGTTATCTGAACCATCATCTTTTTGATAATAATATGGCTTTATTGAAACACAGTTTTTATGTTCAAACAATGTGTTTAGCAGCGTTCGGTCGGAATTGCCACAAGAATGCCCCATGATATAAACCTGATATGGAGCAGATTCTATGAACTGTAGCAAATTACGATAATTGTCAGACTCTAAATACTTTATAGATTTAATGTGTCTTAAGCACTCATTATCTGATTGTTTAAGAAAATCTTTATAATCCTCATCAAGTTCATCACCATAACCCAATATCATACTACTGGGATTATTTAAGTCTCCATGAATATGATTTATAGATGCAACTTTCAGTTCCCCGTATTTGTCTGTTACTTCAGTATAATTAAAATTAAGTAGCATAATATTCTCAGGAATTATTAAATCCTTTAAGTATACTTCTTCCATCTCTGAAGATTCTGAAAATTGCTTTTTGAGCCGTTTAATCTCTTCTGCCTTAAAGTGCCTATTAGGACCATCAAAGCCATATTGACAGAGCAACCGCTGATACACATCGTCTTGTTGAATCAGATAATCTACATAGTCATAATAAACCTGTAATTGTCCGATACAAATATCATCTTTATGAATATTTCCATAAATTTGATGTTGTATCTCTGCATTGCACTTGATATCATCAGTTGTGACAGAAGAAAGATATTGAGCTAAAAGGTCTTGAATATAAAGTAATTGCTTGTTAAGTTCGGAAACTGTATAATTACAATTATCTGGACTTATAATAGTGCTTCGTAATAAGTTATAATATTCCTTTTCTATGTCAACCCATCCTTTAGTCTCTATGGAAGTACATATATTCTTAAAAAATGGAGAAAATGAGAGCTCAAAGGACTTAGAGTCATTGGTAATATAATCAATGACTTCTTTACTAGACGGTTTGTTAAAATACTTAGGAAGAGAAAATGCAAAGACATTCCAACAGCAATTGTAATTGCCTGAGGTAATTTTGATAGAACAAAGGCAATCCTCTGATATAGACGAAATATTTCCCGTAAAAGAATCAACTCGTTTCTCCCAATACCAGTTTATGAAATCTTCATATCTGGTAGGAAGCCCATGTGCCAAGTCAAAACCGTTGCCGATAAGTATAATTCTATTCATGTCTTTATTTATTTGAAAGAATCATACTTTGAAAAGAACGCAGACAATGAAGTGTCAGGCATTGGAACATCCGAAAGTTTTTTCTCGACATCGTTCCAATGAAAAAAATTATCACAAGCCGTATTAAGTTCTGTCAAATCAATCAGAATTTGTGATGTCAATCGTATAATTTCTTTATTGAGAACATTTAGAACCTTTTGCGTATTTGGCGATGTTGATGTAATAACAGTATTAGACACCTCACTACTCAAAGTATCTAATTTGTCAGTACAAATTGCCATGGGTAAATAGATACAGTCTTTGGCTAATGAATCTAATTGGATTATTCCTGTAGAGAATAGTCGAGTGATTATCCTTTTTATCGCTCGTGAGCGATTGGAAGAGAAAAATGGATTATAATCCAGTGAGCGCAATGAAAATGTCATTTGCGTTATTGTGCTTGATAAACTGCTCAATAAATTATCAGAAACAAGTCCATTCTTGTTAAGAATATTCGTGATATTTGCATTCGCAGCTTGTAACTGACCATAGATAAATGCCAGCTGAGAAAACAAGAATTGTTCAATAGATTTCTTCATCTGAATAAAACGATAAATTTCAGTAAATATCAGTACCGAAATACTTGCAAATGCACCACTGAAACAAGTGAACAGAAAGTTGTTTGATATGAATCGTGAATTAATCGCACAAAATTCTGTCTCCATATTTACCGAAATTGCATAAGATATCACCAAGCATAACATGCCAAGGATAACCAAATAAATAATAGTATGTTTTAATTGTGTCATATTACGGTTCTGCTACCATTGATGAATAAGAATCATTGCCAATTACATAAGGGCGAGGCTTGTTGTGCCGTTTGAAACATTCTGCCTGCTCCAAAATCTCTTTGAACACCTCGTCACGAATCTTCGGAGGATAGCCTGCACGAGCCAACAGGACAATTACATTCATCTTCAATGTTGCCCGAAGGTCAGGACGATTCAACCAATCCGAAACATCTGACTGTTCCTCTACCATCGTTTTAATTTGCTTAGCCAGTTCTGTCAATTTTTCATCGGGAAATTTTTCAATGAACTCATATTTTATAGCTACTGATTGCAGAATGTCGAAGAATGCTTTCTCTTCAAATGACAGTCCTATAGAATTGCCGGCGGTGCGTTCGCTTGCCACATCCTCCATAAGTCTTACCATCTCGCCAACAACATCATCAATCACATCATTGGCTAATGCCGCATCATCTGAGCGGTCATTATATTTCTTTACAATATCCTCCAAGCGTTTCGTGAAGTCGATACCTTTTTGCCTATTGATTTTCCGTAACGATTCAATAACCTTTTTCAAAAGTTGCTCCATCAGCTTGACTTTGGTGTTCTTGTAGGGTATTTGGTCAAGGCGTTTCATGTATTCCGCAGAAAGAAGATCAATCTCCTCATCGGCTGCAACACCGATTTTGGCCACTTCTTCCACCGCTTCGGACATCAAAGCATCTTTTAGCATTCCGCTCACACGCTTATTCATCTTGACAGCATCCGGTGCGTTTCCTCTTGTCAGTTTAGAGATTATGGAACGGATAGCCAACATAAAATGAATGTCGTTGTCTTCCGCTTCGGTCAGATGTTCCGAGTTACAGCATATATCATACGCACCTTTCATTTTTTTACAATGTCGCATGAAACGTGTTTCAAGTCCTTTGGTACGTTGGATATATTCCGCTCCCGTTTGAAGTATATCTAATTGTTCAAGAGGTGTTCCAATGAAGTAACCAGACCAATCAAAAGCATGAAATATTCGCTTAATCACATCCAATTCGTCCTTAACCACTTTAACCGCCTCATCAATGGTTTCAAGATCTGGGCCATCGACTTCTCCATTTCCTCCATACTGATGAAGAGCTTCGTTCATCTGCCGCTTTATGCCGAGATAGTCAACTACAAGTCCTTTCTCTTTTCCGGGATAAACACGATTGACACGCGATATGGTCTGAATCAGTGTGTGCATTTGCAAAGGCTTGAAGCAATACATCGTATCAAGACTTGGCACATCAAAGCCGGTTATCCACATATCTACAACAATGGCAATCTTGAAATTGCTTTTCTCTTCCTTGAACTGTTTATCTAATGTTTTCCGGTATTCGTCATTGCCGAGCAGATTATAAAGTTCATCGGAATCATTATCTTTGTCGCGAGTGATAACCATAGCAATACGTGGCATCGGCTTTATTTCCTTACGTTCCTTTTCCGAAAGCGTTTCCTCTTCGATACACTCTTTGATTTCCACCCATTCCGGACGCAAACGGATAATCGCTTGATAAAGATTCCATGCTATTGCTCGGCAACTACAAACAATCATCGCTTTACCTAACACCGTCGAACCTTCTTCGATTCGCTTTTCGTAGTGTTCCACCATATCTTGGGCAATCTTGGCAAGCAAATCTGGGTCATTGAGGATATTATCCATCCTCGTCATCCGTTTCTTGCTTTCTTCTATCTGATAATCGCTTGCACCCTCGGATTTGCATTGTTCATAAAACAGCTCAATTTCTTTAACTTTATCCGAATCAATCATAACCTTTGCTGCACGGCTTTCATAAACTATCTTACGCGTAATCTCATCCGTAACCGCTTCGGTCATGGTATAGCGGTCTACAATTGGACCAAACACATCCAGCGTATTGTCGAGCGGTGTTCCGGTAAATCCCACATATGTGGCATTCGGCAGGGAATCTCGCAAGTATTTGGCAAAACCATAATGATGCTTTACGCCCTTTTCTGTGATAGTTGTTTTCTGCCCCAAACTTGTTTGTGAACGATGAGCCTCATCGGATATGCAGATAATGTTTGTACGGTTGCTTAACAGGCCTGTGCCTTCCTCGAATTTCTGAATCGTTGTAAGATAGACACCTCCAGCAGAACGGTTTTCAAGATGTTCTTTAAGTTTTCCCCGACTTTCCACCTGAACGATAGTCTTGTCTCCAATGAATTTGGTGGCATTTAAAAACGACTTCGACAACTGATCGTCAAGGTCTGTTCGGTCTGTAATCAGCACAATGGTAGGACTGCTCAGTTGCTTGGAACGCATCAGTTGTCGGGTAAGGAACAACATGGTGTACGACTTGCCACAGCCAGTAGCTCCGAAGTAAGTACCACCTTTTCCATCACCGTCAGGATTCAGTCGTGAATGCTTCACAATATTATTGAATAGTTGAGTGGTGGCGAAATACTGCGGATAGCGACACACGATTTTATCCTCGCCCTTGGGAGTATCAGGCAAGAAGATAAAGTTATGCAATACATCAAGCAAACGTTCCCTTCTGAACAATCCACGCATCATTGTGAACATCGTATCAAATGCACCGTCAAGAATTGAGTCTGTTGCTTCCACTTTGTGCCAACCGTAGAAAAATTCATATGGAGCAAAGAGTGAACCGATTTTATTGTTCACGCCATCGCTGATTACCACGAACGCATTGTAACGAAACAATTTAGGAATATCACGACGATAACGCACCGTCAGTTGTTTGAAAGCATTTTCTATCGTAGTATTTTGTTTGATGGCATTCTTGAATTCAAGTACCACCAATGGAAGTCCATTTACAAATACAATACCGTCAGGAATACGATGATGCTCTCCGTCAATGGCAAACTGATTGACGAACCTGAATATGTTATTCTTTCCCAACTCATTATTGTTCACTTCTGTAAAATCAATTGGATAGATATGAAGGTTTGGCAACTTAGGATTGGTTCGCTTCAACGAAAAGCCTTCTTGCAGAAGTCGCAACGCTTCTACATTCTCAGCGTATACACCACCGCCGTCCGATGTTTCCAACCTGGTGATTGCCCGATTAATTTCATCCTCAGTGATATGTTCGGCTTCATATTTTTTCTGCAAATAAAGACGCAAGTCATCGTAGAGAATAACATCTCGTGTATCACGTGAGATGCTTTCTCCATACACATAGTCGTACCCCTCAGCCTTGAAAAGTTCGACAAATGCTTGCTCTAATTGTGTTTCGTTGAATTGTAACATAATTATAAACCTGATAATTTCTTGATTTTTTCAAGGATTGGGCGAAAGTTTTCCCAGCTGTCATTACTTATTTTGATGTAATTACTAATAACCGCTTTTGCAAAATCATCTTTTTTTGCTAATAGGTTATTATCAAATTCATCATATACGGCTTGCCCTCCATTGTTTTCTAATATTTTATCCAAAGTTTTACCATCGGGCTTATTCAATATAAGATTTTTATCTTCATTATGTCTCATAGAATGTTGTGTAAATTCTGTACCGAAGAACAATCTATGTCCAGTCTCATTGACTGGAGATTTGATTTCTTCATCTGAGAACAAATATTCTATTGAAATATTTGTTTGCCCCTTATCTTTTCTATCTTTGGGTATTGGTATGCAGAAAGCATATACTCCATTTCCATAATCTTTGTATTTATCTTCTCCAACATCCATCTTTTTTACCGTAGAATCAATATCTCGATCGAATATTCCAATAATAGGGAAAGGCCTCCTTATTTTACATAGCTGTTCCAGCATCTTTTGTAAATTTGAGTCTCCGTCAGGTTGTTGATCTTGAGTTATAACATCAAAATCTATATCATTTGCTTCCAAAACATCCTTTGCTTTTTGAATAAATTTAATATCTGTTTTTCCTTCAGTTATTACTAAGGGTTTCCTAATTGCCTTAAGAGAATCTTCCAATTGTTGATATTTCCGAGCAAATTGATTATTCTCATTCACCATCATATCGTAAACTTCTTTATATAAAGCATTATTTGTCGGAGAACAAGTAATACCATTATTATCTAAATCTATTATTTGAGAACGCTCTGACGCAGTTTCAGCAAGCCCAATATTCAAGAAAGGAGAATGAGAACTCACGATAAATTGTATATTGGGAAATAGATTGAATAATTTGGGCAAAATTTCTTTTTGCAATGTGATATGAAGATGTTTATCAACCTCATCTATTAAAACGACTCCATTTATATTGTTCAATTGTATATTATTTTGGTTGTTATCTGCTTGATGAAGAATTTCGCCAAAGATAGATATTAACGACAATTCACCTGCAGATAAATTAAATATTGAAGGGCAGATACATAATGAAGTATTGGACGATACATCATTCATAATAGCTATTCTAGTTGAACCACTGTTTCTTGCTCCTATACCTAATCTAATAATTCCATTATAAGACTTTGAAGATAAAGCACTTGATACAATATTATTGAGATTGTCCCACACAAAAGTTCTTTCTTCTGGAGGTATCGTTATCGGGAGAATATTATTGCCTTTTTTAAATAATCGAGTTTCTTCTTTTAACTTCATGTCAAGTAGTACATCCAAAAACCAATTAACCAATGAAGGTAAATCAGAAACAACCTCAATCTGATTATCAAGATAACCTGAGAATTTACTTTTTATTGCATAATCCAATTTAATATTATATGGATCATTCAAATAGTTAGGGGTTTCATATCTATATGAAGGAAAGTATGTTAATATGGATTTTGAAAAGATTTCTTTTTCGATTATATTTTTATCATCCAATGACCAAAACTTGATATTATTGGCAGAGGAGAGCGTATGTTGTATTTTTGAAAAATCTATTTTAGATTCTATGGTTATTTCTGAATCATATTGTTCTTTCGTACAGTTATTTCGAATATCAATATAATCTATGTTTTTATTATTGTATTTAAAACGTAAGTATACATATGAAGGGCTTGATGAATTGATATTATACAAAGCAGAAGATACCCGATAATATTTATTCTCTTTACCTTCAAATTCATTGTGAAATACTTTTTTTGCTAATTCATAAAAAGCATCTGTTATATGCGACAGGATAGTTGTTTTTCCATTTCCGTTAATGGCAGATAATACATTTATACCATTTTCTTTAAAATCAAGTTCCAGACGCTTAAATGGAGCACGATTTATAAATATTACTTTTACTAAACCAAATGACATGACTTTAATAATTTATTGTCCCAACTTTGACAAAAGCAAAGATTGTAATTCGATTAATACTCCTATTTCTTTTCTCTTCTGAATATTTTCTATTTCAATTACTTCAGCTATTTTATCAAAACGTTGTATCGTATTGCTATTTGGGATGACACAATCAATTTGGGTTAGAATCGTTTGAGTTAACAACGGTTGGCTCGATCCTTCACTTTTACTATTTAAGCTAAGAGTATTCAAAAGCCAATAAAGATAATACAACGCTCCTTCTTTGGAAACTGCCAACATCGCATTATCATTAATCCAGCACTTTTCTCGTTCTATTTGAATATTTCCACAATTAGCTCCAACCCTACCAATTACTATTACATTTATGGCATTATGGGAATTATGCCCCCCAACAATACCATTTCCGCCGTATACAGGAATCTCACCGTTTATGGATTGTACAGCTTTCCCATTCTTAAAAACCGCAAATTCCCCCAATGTTCCTATTCGCCATCCTTTAGGCAGATTCTCTATATCAATATTATCCACAAACATTTTACGATAGATCGTCTTAGCCGTTTCTTCAAGAGTAGCTATCAACCGACGATTATTCTCAATTCGTCGCTCTATAGCTTGATATTGGGCTACTATTTTTCGTTGTTCTTCAATCGGAGGAATAGGCAACAAGACTTCGCACATCTCACTCCATTCAAAAACTTCACGTGCTGAGCCATGCGATTTAAAACGGGCATATCTATCGAACTCAGGACGGCGAAACCACATCATCAGGTATTCAGGCAATAATTCCATTTCGTTTGTTATCTCAAAGACTGTATATATCGCAGAAACTATCGCCTTGCCTTGACCGCCTAATAATGCAATCGCAATTTTATCTCCTCGACGTGATGTGTCAGCTATGTATACAAATTGACTAGGAGCAACAACTTTATAATTGCTCATGTCCGTGCCAATTGTATTGGCTATTGAGGGTATAAATTGTTTGTTTACACTTAGTCCCAGTAACCTTTCCACCGCCAAGTCCCGATTGCGCACATCCACCTGCCGGATATAGTCCCCCAGCCGCTTATAATTTGATTTCATATCCCAGCGATTTAAAGACATTAAGCACTACTTCTCTGCTTTCAGCCTCTTGCCTAAGGATGTCGGCAAGTTCCGATTGGAGTTCCTTCATCCGTGTGTCGTAATCCACCGATTCATCCCGATTGACAAATTCGATGTATTTAGAAGGCACCAGCGAGAACCCCTTGTCTGCTATTCCACCTTCTTCATCCATGCTTACCGATTTGCAGAACTCAGGCATATCAGTATAAGTTTCAGTATGTCCTTCTCGTTGCCAATTGTGATAAGTATCGGCTACTTTACGAATATTCTCATCGGTGAAACGCACATATTTCTTTTCAAAAGGTTTGCCCATCTGACGCATATCGATGAAAAGAATCTCCTTTTCACGGTCACGATAATGTATTTCTTCTTCATTACGATAGACTACACGAGCTTTCTTGTTCGCATTAAGAATCCAAAGCGTAACAGATATATCAGTAGAGTAAAAAAGGTTTCGAGGCAGTATAACAATAGCTTCCACCAATCCGCATTCAATCATCTTACGGCGGATCTCCCCCTCTGTTCCATCGGCACTCAATGCGCCATTGGCAAGAATGAAACCAGCCACACCATTGGATGAGAGTTTGCTCACCATATTGAGAATCCAAGCATAGTTGGCATTAGAGGTAGGCGGCACGTCATAACCATCCCAACGAGGGTCGTCCGTCAGCTGGTTTTCCGCTCTCCAATCTTTCTGGTTGAAGGGAGGATTGGCCATAATGAAATCGGCTTTCAAGTCCTTATGGCGGTCATCTGTAAATGTATTAGCGGCATAATCGCCTAAATCGGCTGCAATACCACGAATAGCAAGATTCATTTTTGCCAGTTTGAAAGTGGTCTTGGTATATTCCTGACCATACACCGATACCTTACGACGATTACCATGGTGACTTTCTACAAACTTCATCGACTGCACAAACATGCCGCCCGAACCGCAACAAGGATCGTAGATTTTACCTTCGTAGGGTTCAATCATCTCGGCAATCAGATTGACTATCGTCTTGGGTGTATAAAATTCGCCCTTTCCTTTTCCTTCCTTAATAGCAAACTTTGAAAGGAAATATTCATAAACGCGCCCTATAATATCATTACCATCTGCCGATTCGAGTATAGCATCAAAACCATCAATCTTATCAAGCAATGAACCAAGTTTTTCTGCCTCCATACCCAGTGAACTATAATAATTATTAGGCAATGCACCATGCAAAGGTTTGTTCTCTTTCTCGATGTCAGAAAGTGCCTTGTCAACGATTGAAGCAATATTCGGTTGCTTTGCGTTTTCCTTGATATATGACCAGCGAGCCTTTTCCGAAAGATAAAATACATTCTTGGCTGCATAAAACTCTACGCTATCCACAAAGTCTTCAAGACCGTCATTAATTATCTCCTGACGGCGTTTCTCAAAATGGAAGCCTGCATATTTCAAAAATATCAATGAAAGGACAACGTGTTTGTATTCGCTCGGCTCAATAGAGCCACGTAGCGCATCACACGCTTTCCATAATACCTCTTCCATCGGAAGGTTATCTTTCTTATTTGTCGTTTTCTTTGCCATAATCAATCATTATTACCGCCATTAATCAGTTGGCGAGGGTCTACATTCAGAAGTGCCGCAATCTTCACAAGCATATCAAGAGAGGGTTGCATCTTGTTGGAACACCATCGCGAAACGGTTGCTTCGTTCTTACCGACTTGCTCAGCAAGCCATTTCCCGGTTTTACCATTCTCCACTAACACAACTTTCAGCCTATTGATTTTTTGAGATTCCATACGTCTTGATTTGCCTATTAATTACAATACTTTGATTTATAATGCAAATATAATACTTCTATCTTGAATTTAGCGCATTGTTTCTCAGAAATGTAGATTAAAAAGTCGGAAACATGATGGTTTCTCGTACTAAATCATTACTTTTGTGCCAAGAAATCAATTACTTCCGTAGCAAATCATGAACGAAGAAAATAAAATAATACTCTATCAAGACGATAACGAGATAACTCGTGTGTCCGTGCGTTTTGCCAATGAGGATTTGTGGTTGACACAAAATCAGTTGGCAGAAATATATTGTACTACACAGGAGAACATCTCGATGCATATAAGCAATATATTTTCAGACAAAGAATTAGATGAGAATCGAACTTATAAGAAATTCTTATTAGTTCGTCAGGAAGGCAATCGTCAGGTAAAACGTAACATTGACCACTATAATCTTGACATGATTATAGCCTTGGGCTATCGTGTGCAGTCTCAAGTGGCGACTCGTTTCCGACGTTGGGCAACACAACGGCTTCATGAGTATATCCAAAAAGGGTTTGCTATGGATGATGAACGGTTGAAGCAGGGCGGTAATCGCTATTTCCGTGAGTTGCTGCAACGCATTAGGGATATTCGTAGTAGTGAGCGCAACTTCTACCAACAAGTCACAGATATTTATGCTACGGCCACGGATTATGACCCACGCGATGAGATGACGAAATTGTTTTTCGCCACCGTACAGAACAAGTTGCATTATGCCGTTCATGAGAATACTGCGGCAGAAGTGATATACAATCGTGTGGACAATGAGAAGCCGTTTGTGGGCATGACGAACTTCAAGGGAAACTATGTGACTAAGGATGATATAAAAATAGCCAAGAACTATTTGTCTGAGATTGAACTCCAACGTCTGAATCTGCTTGTTTCCGGTTTCTTGGACTTTGCCGAGTTCCAAGCATTGGAAATGAATCCCATGACAATGAAAGATTGGATAGAGGCACTGGACAACCAAATCATAGCACACAAGCGTAAGGTTTTGATTGGCAAGGGAAATATTTCGCATAAACAAGCGATTGAGAAGGCAGAAAAGGAGTTTGCCATCTATCGTAAACGTGAAATGGATATGCTTGAAAGCGATTTTGATAGGGAAATCAAAAAATTGAAAGATAACAATGGTAAAAGTTCAAACTAATTCATTACCTTTGCCTTTGGAAACCTTCACGCAACCTTGTGCAGAACAACGCAAGTCATTGGTGGAGCAATCGGAGGAAATTACAGTTGAGTAGCTTTTAGAAAAGAATGATATTCAACCACTTGGAAATAAATTACGATTCCATGGTGGAAACGTACATCAACGGCAACATATCCGTGTTCCGTGAACTCTACCGAGAACTGAACAAGGACGCACGGAGGGACTTTACAGACTTCCTTTTGAGCGAAGTGCAGCCGACCTATTGGAGAGAGATACTGAAACAGACCATCTAAAACGACAGCGATATGAGAACGATAACAAGGACATACGACCTTTTCCAATTAGCCGAACTCTCCGCAGCAGCGAGAGATACCGCATACAATGAATGGCTGCGCACCTTTGAATACGTGGATATTCTCAACAAATTGACCCCCTATGGATTATTTAAATTGACCCCCATTGATAACCTGTGATTTTTGGACAGTTTTTACAGGGGTTGACAATAGGGTCTGGGGGATTCTGATGGCGTGTTGATAATTAAGATTTATTTACAAAAATAATCATTTGATTTTATTCTGCAACTTGCGGATGGACTCTCCGAAGAGCTCTATCCT